TCCATCTAAAGTAAGATTAGTTCCAGCAGTATATGTTGTATTGGTATCTGTTTGACTTACCCAGCTGAATGAACCATCTCCATCGGATTTTAAGACGTGTCCAACGCTACCATTTCCCGATACGTTTAATTCTGCTGCACCTACTGAATTGTCAGTTATTTGACTTGCACCTACAGAATCTAAATCTGCTAAATTACCATAGTTTAAATCAAGTTTCATTTCAGTTATACTTCTACCTTCAATAGTATTAGCATCAGTAAACTTTGCATAATCATTGTCTACAGGAGAACCACTTGTGTCTACAGTTCCAGTATTTGTTGTATATCCATATGCTTCTATTTTATCTGCAATAGCAGCTGAAGTCATTAATGATGTATTGTTGTCTGCAAAAGATTCGCTAGATAATTGTAAAGAGTTAGCTGCAAATTCAGAAACAGTTAGTCCTGAAACAGATACAGCGTCAGAACTTACTGAAATACCAGTACCTGCTCCGACTTCTAAAGTAGCAGTAGTTGTACCACTACCAGTTAGTCCAGCACCACCTACTACATTAGTAACTGTACCAGAATTATTTGTAAAAGGTAAATCACTTACTGGTCCTATTTGAACAGCATTAGTATTTGACGCATCAAAAAATATTAAATGGTCACCTGTTGCTATTGTTTGACCAACAGTAGAAAGTGCACTATAAGCTATGTCTACTGCATTAGAACTTACAGCCAAACTACTTGAACCTACTGCGAGTGTTGCTGTGCCTGAACTTGTAATAGCAGAGCCACCACCTGTTAAACCATCACCACCAGTAACTGTTACAGATGTAACCGTACCAGCGTTAGATGTCCACCCAGAATTATTATTAAAATAACTTAATTTAATTTCACTAGCTGCTTTACGTGATTCTGTTGTTCCATTTTGTAAAATAAATTCTGTTGTTCCAGCTATATCTCCAGTCATATCTGTTAATGTGCTAAAGTCTAATCCAAGTGTACCTGTTGAAGTTATTGAACCTCCAGTAATTCCATTTTCTGTAGCAATATTTGTAACTGTACCACCTGTACTTATAGCGTCTTCTAAATCTTCTATAGTAATTTTTTTATTAACACCTGCATCAGCATCATATACAAGCATTACATCACTTGCTTCAGTAAGTGCACCTTCTGCTATAGCATCAAAACCTGTTATATCTAAATTAATAACTGCACTAGAAGCAGTTAATCCTGCACCTGCAAACAATGTTGCTATATCATCTATTGATTCTCTTTTTGTTGGGTCACCAGATGTTCCTTCATCTGAAAAAGCTATTTGGTCTCCACTCGCAATAGCTGCTACTGCTAATCCATTTATATCTAATTCAATATCGTCAGCATTTGCTGTAATACCTGCTCCTCCAATAACATTAAGAGTAGGGTTTATTGTATTTGTGCCAGAGTGTGTCATACCAGAACCAGCTGTTACTGATGTAACTGAACCATAATTTTTAGATTCTATTAAAGTATTTGTAGCTAATGAAGTTAATATTCTAGCATCGTTTTTTGTAACACTAGTTTCTGAATTAACAATAACTACATCTGCATTAAAATTAGCAAGAGTCAAAGTGTCTATATTGCCAACAAGTTGTGCTCTTAAATGGTCTACATCAATTCTTTTTAAAACACCTGCATCTGAAATAAGTAACTCATCATTATCGTCAACAGCAGTAGTCAAAGCACCTTGTCCACTAATAACATTGTCATTTAACATAGAACCTTCAACAGAAGTAGCTGCTATAGTAGCATTAATACTCATATCAGCACTTCCATTAAATGTAGTTTGTGTTGTACCAGTTACGTTTCCTGTTAAACTTATATTTCTTCCTGTTTCTAATGTTGTAGCTGTATCGGCATTACCAGTAACATCTCCAGTAACATCTCCAATAAATATAGGAGCTGTTATTCTATGAGAAAAGTCAAACTCTCCTGGGTCTTTATCCCATAATATAGTAGCATCTGTAGAAGAGTTAACAGCATCTTGTATTGTAATACCTGCACCATCTGATGTAGCACTTGAGTCTCCATCTAAATAATTTAATACAATGTTTTTATCTTTAACAACTAAGTTTGCTGCATTTAATGTCGTTGTAGTTCCTCCAACTGTTAAATCTCCAGAAAGACTAAGACTTGCTGCTTGTGTAGTACCAGTTAATGTTGGAGCTGTTAAAGTTTTATTAGTAAGTGTTTGACTTAATGCTAATTGTACAATATTACTATTAGTAATAGATGTAATTTTTGTAGCATTACCTACAGTTAGGTTTGCAGCCGTACCTGTTGCATTAGTCATAACACCACTTGCTGGTGTTCCTAATGCAGGTGTAGTTAAGGTTGGTGCTGTTAAAGTTTTGTTTGTAAGAGTTTGTGTACCCGTAAGAGTAGTTACAGTAGAGTCAATAGCAATATTATTTGCATTAGCAGTAATTCCTGTACTACCAACAACATTTAAAGTAACATCTCCAGAACTACCACCTCCTGATAATCCTGTTCCAGCAACAATAGAGTCTACATCACCACTACCAAAAAATACTGTTCCAGTACCACTACTAGAAACTGTTTTTACTTCTTGTTTTTTTCCTTGTTCTGATAGTTTTGTTTCATATACAATACCATTTCTTTTTTCTTGTTTTATTAATACACCATCTTCAAGAAATGATACAGTTTCACCTTCTCTAATATTTGCTTTAGATGGTCTTACTCGAAAGAATGAGTCAATATTATTGACATTATGGTCGCCAGATTTTGGCATTATAAATTATCAGGTCGTTTATTTGTTAATCTAAAATCTATATTTATATCATTAATAGTTATAGCTTCGTCATCAGCATCTACTAATTCTAAAGCTATAGATTCGCAATTAAGTCCTCCTGTTGCACTACCTATACCAAATGATAAAATTTTATAATTAGAGCTTGCAATAGATTCTGCAGCTTGAGCACCACTTGAATTAAAAGCAACAGTAGTATCTGGAGAAGCTCCATCTTTTCCAAATCTTAAAGTTAAGGTATTTCCAGAACCATCATCTTTAGCTGTTATATATACCTTTTTAATTCTTTTTACTAAACCAGGATTACCAAAATCCATATCTTTTGTTTGTAATTTTATAGCTAAGTTATCTCCTGTAGTAGAAGAATTACTATCTCCACTTAATAGTTTAAGTGTTTTTGCATGACTATTACCGTATTCTAAATAATATAATCCATCAAATGATTCTAGAAAATTTGATATTCCTGCACTACCTATAGGTTTTGTAATTGACCATGAATTAGTTTGAAAATCAAATACAAATACATCTGTATCAGCAGCAGTATCTTGCACTACACATAACTGTTTATATTTATTATTATATCCTATTGCAGGATTTTTACCAGTTTGATTAGTTCTCCATGTTGCATCATCTAATTTAATAGTTAATTCTTTAGGCATAGATTGTCCATCAAATATGTATACACCATCGTCATTTACCCAAGCTATACCATAAGGTGTTTTAGATATAGACTCTTGTTGTCTACATCCCATACCATCATACTCTGCTTCTAAATACCAACCAGCATCTGAAGTAGATGATACATTAATAACATATAATTTTTTTTGTTTAAAAGCTAATAGTCTATTACCTAAACTATGTAATGCAGTAAAAGAATCACCATCACTAATACCAATATCTAAATAAAAACTATCTGGAAATGTTGCAAATCTATTTACTGGTGTATAATAAATTCTATCATCAAATACTTTTCCATTTTTCTTTACATTAGCAATCCAAGCTCTTCTTGCACATACAGCTGCTGCTTTAAATCCACCAGCTGTTGCGTCTGTAGTACCTGTAGCTAAAACAATACTTTCTTCTTCTTGAGTATATCCGTTTATACTTTCAAATGTATCTAACGAAGGATTAACTATATCTAAGTTTTTAACTTCCATATAATTTGTATCTGCAACTGTAAACTCTTCATAATCTTCAAATAAATTACTTCTTACACCTCTTCTATAATCTACATCTAAAAACATAATCCATCTACCGTTTCCACCTTTTTTTCTAGTGTATATTCTAACACCTTTTTCATTTTTTCTTTTGTTAAATCCAGTATCTTTTAATCTAAATCCTACTCTTGTAAAGTAAGAACCATCAGTAATATTAAATACTGGAGATTGTGGTGCTTGTGGTAAAGTTTCATTGTCTTGTAAGTCAATAACTGTATGGCAAAATTCATAACTACCTGACTCCCATCCACCACCAGTAACTGTAGTACTTGTAGAAGTTTGTGTAAACACGGGAGATAAAGCTGCGTGCTCAAGTGCTCCTGTTCCATATACATCTCTTTGAACTATTAATTGCACTACATCTTTAGTGCCATCATTATCAATGTAACTAACACTTTTAATTTCCATAGCTTCTGAATTTATATGAATAATTTGCCCGTTAGTAAAATCTTGGTCACCATCGTTTTCATCTGGTAAATTTAATAATATATCGTCATCTAAATTTGTATTAGTAGCACTAGTTAAAAATATTGATTTATCTGTTATACCAATATCTGTATTAGGACTAGGTGCTGTTTCTCCAGGATTAGAAGTAGTAGTAATTGCTGAGCCTGCATTTGTAGTAACAGCAGTTAAGTCAGATGAAGTTACACTTGGGTTAGTACTAAGTAAAACTCTAAATTCTCCTGCTGCACTTGGGTCAGAACTACCAAAGTTACCAGTACTTGTTTCTGATATATCTTCAAACATATTATCAGTTGCAACTACTCGTAATTTATCATTATTCCATCCAGTAATACTTTGAGCAAATCTATCTTCAGAAACATATTGTAATTTTCTAGGTTCATAGTCACTATCACCATCTACTATTTTTTTATCAGATATATATAATACACCATCTACATAATAATCTACAGGCTCTACTTCTCCTGTAACTTGCATATCTATTTCTGCATTAGTTGCTTCTTGTGTAAATACCCCTGTAGAATCAAAATTTCTTCTAAAAAATTGTATAGTAGTATTTCCAGAATCTTTATTAATTGGATAAGCTATTATTTGAGTAGGTTGTGTTGCAGTTCCGTCTGTATCTATATTAAACTGAGAGTTGAACATAAATGCACCATTACCATTAGCTATATGTTTCATAGTAGTAGAACCACTAACTTTATCAGTAGATACTGTAGCTGCTGTAATTAATCCAGGATTAGATATTACAACATTCTCAACTAATTGAGATTCATTTGGTGCAATATCTCTTGGTGAAGACTTAGTATTCAGCCCTCCACTAAAGTCATTGAGCTGTAATGATTGTCTTGGCATTATGCAGACCTTTTAACTTTTTCAAAGCTACGCATTCCTCCAAGACCTAAAAGACCCATTAAAACAGTCATTAAGGTGCTCATATCAAATTCAGGTAATACAATATTGTATCCAGCTGCAGATAATCCAAATGCCATCATAGGCTGTAACACAAAATGATAACCTAATGCAAATGAACAAATCCATCCCACACTAGGTCTCCAGCCACTCTTAAAGAAACTAGTAGAACCAGCTTCTATTTTATTAACTTCTATCTGTGCTTTGTTAATTTCCATAATTAACTGAGCTTTTTCTTCTTTATCTAAAGTAAACTTGTCTACATGACCAGCTACTTTATCAATTATATTGCCTATCATATTTAACTTAGGCATATTCCACATCCACAATCACAATACATATTATCTCCTTTATCTACACTTCCATCTTCTTCGTGCTTGTCTAATCCTTGAATTAGGATTATTTCTAGTCTTTGCAGAACTTCTTTTTAATTGTCCTGCAGACCTTGCACAATAAGATTTTCTTCTTTTAGCTGCCTTGCTACCTTTTTTAACTTTACCAGTAACAGCAGTTTTTAATTTACTACCTGGATTTGCTTTCCTATAAGCTCTAACTCCTTTAGCAGTCATTCCTGCTCCGTCTTTAGTCTTTCTGTAGTTAGCTCCTTTACCCTTAGTAGTTTTACGTATGGCTTTTTTTCTTTTTCTTGCCATTATTATTTTTTTACAATTTTTTTAGTTTTACCGTTTTCAGTTCGTGCAAATATATATTTTTTAGTTTCTCTTATAAAAGTACCATAGTATCTTTTACCTCCCCACTTCCAACTTACTCTTCTAGCCATTAGTATATCAACCAGTTAAGTCCAACTTTAGATTCATAAGATTGAACATCATACATTGACAAAAATCTACCTTCTAAAAACACTCCAAACTTTTTAGTTAACTTCCAACCATAAACTAAACCTAAGTCATAGTCCATACCATTGTCTACTACATCATAGTTAAATGAATAGTCAGACATACCTTTAGTTACTGGGTAAGCTGTAACCCACATATGCAACCAGTTTTTAGGTGTGTACTTGTAATAGTCTGCACCTACTGATAAACTTAATTCGTTTTGATACCCTAAGTCTTTTGCATATTCTTCATTATATTGTTTAACAAGCTCTCCATATACCTGTTTATAGAATTGGTCATCTGTGTTTGCTACAAGATTACCTTCTGCATCATACCATTTAAAATCAAAGTAGCTATATCCATATTGTGTAAACTGTTCTGTAAACTCATCTGAGTAGCCGTAAAAATATGCAAAATCCCAAAAGGGTGTAAAGTTATCTGTGTTAATACCTTGTTCAGCCCACCATAAATCAATAGGTCTAAAATCTAAATATGCTGGATGCATTCTACCAGCTACACCTAACGATAGTGCAAGATTACCTATATCTTTTTTGTAACGCATATCTAAAGCTGCAAACTCTACGTCTTCTAATCCCCTGGAATCGTAATTGGCTTTTACCAAAAAACTCTTTCCCATATAACGTAACATATATTGTTCGTTTACAAACTCTTCTTCAAACTCTTTGTGGTCAGAGTATTGTATTACATACTCCCAGCCAGTAGGTACATTACCAATAGCAACACTTTCATTAATAGGTGCTTCATCTCCTGTGTACCACACTTCAGGTTTGTTTTCATATCCAAACCTTGCTAACTTTCTAATACCAAACGTCATAATGCTATGGTCGTCTAGTTCTTCTTGTAACTCTTGTAATTGCCCACCAGACACTTGATATTGTAGTTCTTTAGTTACAGGACTACTAAAGCTATATGCACCATATATAGTGCTAAACTTAAAAAAGTCTTGTGCTACTAAAGTTCCTAATAACAATGAACTATAAAATAACTTTTTAAACCATCTTGCTAAATATATCATTGAAACTTCCTTAGTTGTATTTCATCAATTTCATCTTTGATTGC